AAAGGAGAAGAGACCCGACTCCCCTTTTTATCGTATCTCCGAACGATCAGGAGCGACCAGGCGCGATCAGCCATGACCGGCCGAGACTGGCAACGACGCTGCCGGACGGTGTCGAGTCGTTCGGGCCGCAGGTAGCTGATTGGTCAGTCGAGCACCTCGGCGTCACGTTGATGCCGTGGCAACGCTTCACGCTTGACGGGCAGCTCGCGCACGTCGGCAACGAGCTCCTCCACCGCTCCGCACTCACGACCACCGCACGGCAGAACGGCAAGACCACATGCCTGCGTGCGCTTGTCGGCTGGTGGCTTACGGAAATGCCGAAGCTACGCGGTGACAAACAAACCGTGGTAACGACGGCGCACAGTTTGACGCTCGCTTCGTTGCTGTTTCAGGATCTTGCACCGCTGCTCGCTGACGAGTTCGGCGCAAAGCTCGGCCATTCGTTCGGCCGGCAGCAGGCCACAATGCCGGACGGCACACGGTGGTTCGTTCGTGCCGCGTCGCCGAGTGTTGGTCACGGCTTGAGCGTTGACCTGGCCGTCGCTGACGAACTTTGGGATATCGGCCGTGCTGCTATTGATACCGGCTTGGTGCCGTCGATGCGAGCTCGTCGCTCACCGCTTTTGAGCATGTGGTCAACCGCTGGCACTGAGAGCAGCGAGAGCCTTATCAACTGGCGTGAGCAAGGCTTACGCGCGGTCGAGAACAACTCGACCTCGTCGCTGTTCTTCGCGGAGTGGTCAGCACCGTCAAGCCTGGATGCGATGACGCCGGCGGCCTGGTCGTACTCGAATCCGGCGCTCGGGCACACATTGGAGCTTGCAACATTGGCGGCCGAATCTGAGAATCCTGACCGCGCATCGTTCCTTCGCTCAAACAACACGTGGGTATCAGCGTTGAAGTCATGGCTGCCACCAGGCCGATGGGCAGCCCTCCTCACCGATGTCATGCCTGACGGTGGCGTCCTCAGCATCGAAACAAGTGTCGATGACACCATCTATTACGGCTTGCGGGCCGCACTCAACGACGAACGCCGCGTCGTTGTTGAAGTTACGTTCGCCGTGAACACGTGGCAGGCCGCCATTGATCACGCCGTCGAGCTCGCCGCCGCTCATCCGCTGATGCAGTTTGCCGTGTCTCCGAGCGTGGAGCCGCACTGGCCACTTGAGCTTGACAGGCGCACTACGATTGTCGGCTACAAAGAACTACTCAGGTTTACGCCACTGGTTCATCACATGATTCTCGAACGTCGCCTACTGCACATGCACAACGACCAGCTCGACGAGCAGATTGGCCGTGCCGTCGCCGTCAAAACACAGGCGAGCATGGCGCTCAGCTCACAGAAGAGCGCCGGGCCGATTGAACTAGCCCGCATGGTCGTGTGGGCTGCCGCTCTCGCTGCTAAACCTACGGTCGTTGGCCGTCCATCGATTGGAGTTTCCGCATGACCAGTGAAACCGCGAAGGCCGCAGCTCGTCGCACGATCAGCGCGGCAGGCGCATACGCCGGCACGACCGAGGTAGGCGCCAACAACCGTGGCAAGCTTATTGACCTGTGGAACACTGAAGCCGGAGCTCCGCTCGGCTCGCCCTGGTGCGCCAGCTTCGCCTACCACGTGCTACGACAGTCCGGCTTCAAGTCAAAGATCGCCGGCGCAGCCAGTTGCAACCAGCTCGTGAAGTACGGCCGCGAGCACAAACTGATCGTTACGGAGCCGCAAGCCGGCGACGTTGTCGTGTTCGCATGGGATCACGTGAAGCCGGAGTTCGACCATGTTGGCTTCATCGAGCTCGTGAAGCGCACCGCGACCTCAAGCACGCTCGGCAAGACTTACACGCTGCAAACGATTGAAGGCAACACGCGGGCGTTGCATGGCCGCGACGGCGTGTTCCGGCGCGAGCGCACGGTGCGTCCGGCCGCTGTCGTGTTCATTCGTTTTCTCTGACGCTTCTCTCGCTTCTCCGCTTATAGGGTTCAAGGTGGAAAGCGAAGCGTCAGCGCGTCACGTGATACGTGCTACGGTTTGCTCGTATGCGTTTTCGTGCTACGGCGAAGGTGAATCGTGCAGCGGTGTCGCCACCGCCGCGCGTTGCCGCCGCCATCGGCTCAAGCCGTCAGATGGCCGGCCCGAACATGGTTGGCCAGTACTACAGCTATCAGGAGGGCGCAGCCCGTAACGCCGCAATGAGCGTTGCCGCGATCAGCCGCGCACGCGACCTCATGGCATCCGTCATTGGTTGCATGAGTCTTCGCATGTACAACGAGCTCTGGAACGGTGAACGCATGGAACGCGTCTACCTGCCGCCGCGCTCGTGGCTGCGCCGCCTCGATCCCGTAATTCCGAACTCGACGCTACTCGCGTGGCTGTTCGATGACATTTTCTTTTACGGCCGTGCGTTCCTCTACATCACGTCGCGCACCGCTGACGGACTGCCCGCCACGTTCACACGGCTGCCCGCAGGCACCGTCACGACACAAGACCAGGCAGGGCCCGTGTTCTTCGCACCAAGCAAGCAAGTCTACTTTCAGGGCGGAGAAATGAACCCCGACGACCTGGTGCAGTTCATCAGCGGTATCGAGGGCATCGTCTATCAGTCGCCGCAGGTCGTAGAGATCGCGCTGAAGCTTGAGGCCGCGCGCGGCCGTAACGCGAGCTCAAGCATTCCGGCCGGCGTGCTAAAGCAGACGGGCGGTGAGCCTTTGAGCGGCAGCGAGCTCGCCGACCTCGCCGCCAGTTTCAACGCGGCACGCGCCACCAACCAGACGGCCGCTTTGAACGAGTTCCTCACGTACACCGAAACGACAGCGCTACCAGACAAAATGCTGCTGATCGCTGCAAGCGAGTACCAGGCGCTCGAATGTGCTCGCCTCACGAACACTCCGCCGTACCTGCTCGGCATCAGCACCGGCTCGTACGCATACCAGTCCAGCACGCAGTCTCGCGCCGACCTTTACCTGTTCGGTGTCAAGCCGTACGCGGACTGCATCGCCGAAACACTCAGCGGCAACAACGTAGTGCCACGCGGCACCTTCATTGACTTTGACATCGAGACCTACCTGATGGACAACTACGCCGTCGATGTCGCAACGTCAGACACGGAAAGCGCAGGCATGACACATGCTTAGATTCGTCAGCACGCACGACCTCAGCCTCGACGCGTCCAGCGTGGAAGGTTTGCCAAGCCGCAGCATCACCGGACTTGCGGCACCGTACGGCGTCGAGGCCACCGTCTCGGACGGCACACGCGTCATTCTTGAGGCTGGCGCGCTCCCAACCGACGGGCGCCGGCCAAAGCTCTACATGTCGCACGACTCCACAAAAGCCATTGGTCTCGTCACCGAGCGCGTCGACGCACCGGAAGGCCTGTACTTCACCGCGACGATCAGCGCAACCAGGCTTGGCGATGAAGCCCTGGTGCTCGCCGCCGACGGCGTCCTAGACAGCGTCAGCGTTGGCATCAACCCCACCGTGTTCACCTACGACGACGACGGTGTTATGCACGTTCAGGCAGCCGAGTTCGAGGAACTCAGCCTGGTGACGCGCGGCGCCTGGTCGGCAGCACAGATTTCACAGGTAGCGGCGACATCGCCGACAGCAACGAACAGCGAAAGCGAGGCACCGGCTATGGCCGACCCCATCATCCCCGAGCCGGAGCCGGTGCTCATCCCGACCGCTCCGCTGTACCCAACTCCGAAGCGTGAGTTCCGCATGCCATCGCCGGGCGACTACATGGCCGCCATGCATACCGGCGGAGACACGTGGCGCAAGGTGAACGAGCAGTACATTGAGGCCCGCAAGGCCTCGCAGTCAGTCCTTGAGGCTGTTGCCGGTGACATCCTTACGACCGACACTCCCGGTTTGCTGCCCGTTCCGGTGCTCGGCCCGCTTGTGCAGGACTTGAACTTCATCAGGCCTGTTGTGAACGCGCTCGGTGCTCGCGCATACCCTGACAGTGGTAACAGCAAGACCTTCGTGCGGCCGACGATCACAACGCACACGAGCGTTGCAGCGCAGGCCACCGAGCTCGCCGCCGTGTCCGCCACCACAATGGTGATTGCGTCCAACACGGTGACGAAGACCACGATGGCCGTCCAGTTCACCTTGTCGGTGCAGGACATTGACTTCACCTCACCGGCAGCAATGAACCTGATCCTGAACGACCTCGTCGGCGAGTACATGATCGCCACGGACAACTTCGCTGCTGACGCACTCCTTGCCGCAGCGACCACGTCCGGCGTGTGGGATCTCACCGTACCCGACCTCATGAAGTCGATCTACGACGCGGCCGTCGATGTCAGCAACACGCGTAACTTCTTCCCCACTCACATGTTCGTGGATCCCGCCACGTGGGGAAAGATTGGCCAGCTCGTCGACGGTTCCAACCGGCCCGTGTTCCCGGCCATCGGTTCAAGCTTGCAGGGCTTCAACACGATGGTCGCTGGTGACGCGACGACCTGGTCGGGCATGAATCCGCTCGGCTTGCAGCTCGTCGTGGACAGCAACTTCGCTGCCGCAACAATGGTCATCACGAAGGTCGGCACCGGCTTCGGTGACGCGTTCGAGTTCTACGAGCAGCAGAAGGGCATCCTGTCCGTTGAGGCGCCTTCGACGCTCGGCCGCACGTTCAGCTACCACGGCTACGTTTCCACGTTTGCAGCGGTCGGCGGCATGATCCGGAAGATCACGCAGTAAGTCATGGCAAGCCTGGCGGTGGTAGCGCAACAGCAGATTGATGATTACTCAGTCCTAGAAACCCTTGTTGGTTCTGAGATCGCGGTCGGCCGCGCTATCACCGTCGCCTCGCTTGTTACCACCGCTTTCAACGGCAGCTTCACCGTGTACGCGCTGCCGCAATACCAGTACCTCGGCATTGACGCTCGTACCGGCGAACCAATCTACGACCGGAACTATCCGCGCGCCAATCAGGTCATGTACCGGAACGTGCAGGCCACCGACATCGGTCTCATCGAGGTTTACGCCGGCACGATCACGTACACGCTCACCTGCACATGGATCACCAGCGGAGACGTTGATGACTGGCTTGGTGGTGTCGCAGCCACAGCCGCAGACACAGCGTTCATTGGAACCTGTGCGGACGCTGCTAACGCGTTCTGTTTTCGTCGCCGTCAGGAGTCCGGCTACTTCGACAGCCTCACAGCCGTACCATCGAATGATGTGAAGCTCGCTACGATCATGTACGCCGGAGCCCTGTACCGTCAGCGCGGCGCCGTGCAGGACTTTGCAGGCTTCGACCAGATGCAGCCGGCCGGCAGCACTGTTGGCTTGAGCGGCATCGTGAAGCAGCTTCTCGGCATTGACCGGCCGCAGGTCGCCTGATGCCTTACACCGACCTGTTCAACGAAGCCCTAGACGACCTCGCAGCCAAGCTTGACACCGTCACCGACCTCGTCGTCGTCACCGATCCGCGCAACATCAAGCCGCCGTGCGTGCTGATCGGCGCGCCGACCTGGTCAACGCCAAGCATGACAAACAAGTACGTGCGTTTGGAGTTCCCGTTGCAACTGTTCACGCTCGGCCCGGGCAACCTTGACGCGCTCCGCTCACTCTTCGACTTGTGCGCCAAAGTGTTTTCCGCCGGCGTCGCCGTCACAGATGGCCGGCCGCTGACCATCGAGGTCGGCACCGCTCTAATGCCAGCGTACGAACTCACAGCGACAATGGAGGCCCGAGCATGAGCATTGAATACGTGATCGTCAGCGAGCGCGTCGGAAAGCCCGGCACGCGTTTTGATCCACCGGACGGCGTCAACGTCGCCGCGCTCGTTGAGAACGGCTTTATCACTGTATT